CAAGAAAAACCGCGTTCAAGGTAAGCAAAGCCCAATTTTTTTGGGTCTTGCTAACAATAATCCACGACAAGGCCCCAAGGGTAAAAAGAACAAAGCCGGGGAATAAAATTCCAAAAGATACCAAAAAAGAACCAACAACGGATGTTATGGTTCCGAACCATTCGATGAGTTTAATTTTGTTCATGTTTAGATTATACCTGAAAAAACGCATCCATTGCGATAAGATACGCAATTGTTGATTTAAATTTTTGGCCTGATTTTTTGCAGTAGGCATCAAAAAGGGTGAAATCTTTAACAGAGTATTGGGTTTTCATGCTTTAATTATACAGCCAAAATAAGCTATATTTATTTTATTTTCTAGGTAGTTTCCCTATTGACGGGGGCCAATTTTGTGTGGTAAAATTGGCGCCTCCAAACGCGAATAGTTCGCGTTTGGGTTATATTTATTTGCCTTCTACAAGGTTTATCTTTGACCCTAAGTTGTAAAATTTAAGGAGGTTATAGTAATAGGTAGGATCAAAAATTTGTTGCAGCTCGCGCCATGTTGCATTAGCGGGTGCTGAAAATAACGCTACTCGTTTTGTATATGGAAAAGAAGGCATATCATAGGTAACAACATAGTCTGACATATTAAACTCTCATTGTATAGTAAGGTTAAATAAATTTTGCGTAACTTAACGCGCAAACAATTAAGGGAACGCCCGCAACAAAAAACATAATAAGAGATATGCCTGTTTGCATATCGTTTTCAGCGTTATGTTTCATGATAGCCCTTAGCCTAATGTTACAAAAATGAAATTGTAGTTACAGCTACAGTAACAGTTTCACGACCAAAATCCACCGTGCTAGCTGTTGCACGGATAACGTCAAGCTCTACCATGTTTTGTAGGTGATTATCCATTAGGTAATCAATAGCCTCGTTGATTATAAGGGCAGTAGCTAGGCTACAATTTATCCCATTGTAGTCGCTTGCCTTGATGCCCATGTGTGAGAATTTTACGATCATAACCAATCTCCATTAATAGCTTGTACAGCCATTATTATAACACCAAAACACACAGCAAACACAACGGATACAACAATTTCAATCATATTTATTCCACAGAAAAGAAAAAGGTTACGTATTGCAACACGTCTACCTGTTGGAAGTTTCCAAAGCCATCATCAGCAAAAAGTAAACCGTGAATTGTAACCACGCCTAATGGCAGGGCTTGTGGTGTTCCAATTGTGTGATGAAGCTTAAACATTAAGGGCTTTCGGTTGGTATGTGTTTATTATACCCGAAACAATTAACATATATAAAATAAGTTATTAATAAATAACTTGACACGGTGTAGGTCGGCGTGCTACAATACCGGGGGCGGTTATCAGACCAGGCTTTTCCAGTTTGTAGGTTAGCCCATCCTCCGGGCCTATTTCAAATTTTCTAACACAACAATTACGGTGCCAAAACACACACTGACCCTAAACCGCAACGGTTGTTTTAAACCACCCTAAACCGCAACGGTTGTTTTAAACCACCCTAAACCGCAACGGTTGTTTTAAACCGTAAAAACTTACCCAAGTTTTTTTAATTTAAAGGGCACCCAAATTTCCGCCCTTGACCCTTGGAGCCTAAACTGTTATAATAAAATATCTTTATAACAATACCCACATGACTAACCTACCCACACATTCCCCGGCTGAGGTCTTAGAAATAAGCCCAGAAGGCCTAGAGGTAGCTAACTGCTACTTGCAAGACCCAGATATTAAAAAGGTTGCAGAAGCTCTTGAAATTACTCCTGAATTAGTTACGCAAATTCTTGCCCGTCGTGAGGTAAAAAGCTACATAGACCAAGTGTTCTACAATACTGGCTTTAATAATAGATTTAAAATTCGCAATGCAATGGATGCGATAATTGCTAAAAAGTTCCAAGACATGGACGAGTCTGAAACTGGTTCAACCAAAGATATTTCGGAGCTTTTAGCCCTATCGCACAAGATGACTATGGAAAACCTTGACCGAGAAATTAAATTAGAAACATTGCGCGCCTCCAATGTTAGAACTCAAACTAATATTCAAATTAATGAAGGGGCTGGTGGGTCGAAGTATACCGAGTTAATTCAACGGCTTATGCACCAAGATTCGGGTGTAGTAGATGTTTAAAGCTGAAAAAGGTCTTAAGTACCTTAACTCTAAAAACTATCGAAAAGCTCTTCAATGCTTTAAATTAAGCACCCCTACTCGTGAAGTGTTGCTAAACATGGGCAACTGCTATCGGGAGCTTGATCAAGATAACAGGGCCATGGAGTGTTATTTAAAATCAGCTAACGCTGCTGGTAGCTACCCTTTAGCACTTAATAATATTGGGTTACTTGAATATTCCTCAGGCAATTCAGAAGCGGCAATGGAGTTCTATAAGGCTGCTCTATGTAAAGACCCGCTTTATATGGACGCAATTTGGAACTATGCATGCGCTCTTCTTCGTTCAACTAATTGTTCACCTGGCTGGCAGCACTATGAGTATCGATTTAAGCGGGAGAATAATGCTGTTCAAATTGATAACTATGTACCTACTTGGGATGGCGTCTCAACCGGCAAGTCAATCTTAGTATTAACAGAACAGGGTTTTGGCGACAAGATTATGTTTGGCAGGTACTTATCCTACCTAGAACGTTACTTTGAAAACGTTATCGTAATGTGCCACCCGAGCCTAAACTGTTTATACTCGTACCCTTGTGTAACCTCTTCCCATGGATTTTCTGTTAGCGTGCCTATGTGCTCACTAGCGAAAATCTTCGGCGTTGTACCAGAAAATTACCTAGATGATAAGTTTACTGCCTACAAGTTCCCCGGTAGTTTTAATATAGGAGTGTGCTGGAATGGTTCACCTACTCATGCTAACAACAATAACCGTAGTTGTTCTAGCAATTATTTTAGTCGGCTCGCTAGTTTTGGTAGCCTGTATAGTCTTAGTCCCGATGCTGGGACTGCTAAAGATGTTGTTGCTTTACGCCCTAAAACTTGGGCAGAAACTGCATCTTATCTCCTAGGACTTGATTTACTGGTAACAGTTGACACGTCCCTGGTGCATTTAGCTGGAACACTTGGCGTACCCACAATAATGGTGCAACCATTAAAGAATACTGACTTTAGATGGGGTGATAACCGCCAGCCTAATGTCTGGTACCCGTCAGTTTCTGTAGTTAGTAACCCCAATAGTTGGGATAAAACATTTGCTACGGTGCACGAAAAAATAAAAATACTAAAGGAAAATAATGTATAGAGAAGTATATGGCAGATGGGGAAAGTGTAAGTTCTTAGAAAAAGACATCTATGTAGGCCGTTCAATGTATAGCTACGGCGAATACAACCCCGACGAAACCGAAATGATTTTAAGCCTAGCTGCGGGGCGTTGTCTAGATATAGGTGCTAATATTGGGGTTATTTCTCAAGCACTAATTGCCAGTGGGTTTAGCGTTGAAGCATTCGAACCTCAGCCAGAGATATTTAATCTGTTAGTAGAAAACTGTAAGAGCATGAGCTTACTAGAAAGCGGCCACTACGAGCATAATGTTGCCGTTGGTGCTGTAGCTGGTGTAGCTAAAATGCCTAAAGTATACTACTCAGTTAAAAACAACTTTGGCGGCTTAGGTATTGGTACCCCTTCAATTTACGGTAATATTGAAGTGCCTGTTGTAACTATTGACTCTTTTGAGTATATGGACGTAGGCTTTATGAAAGTAGACGTTGAAGGCTACGAGCTAGAAGTCTTAGAAGGTGCTCAAGAAACAATTGCACGCTGCAAGCCTGTAATGTATTTAGAAGATGATAGAGATACCAAGTCTAAAGCTTTACGTCAATTTATAGACTACTTAGGCTATTCAATTGAAGACCACACGCCCCCACTGTACCGCGAAAATAACTTCTTTGGGCTAAAGAAGAATATCTGGGATAAAAACTACGCGTCATACAACATTATTTGTAGACCTAAATAATGCTGACGATTAGTCGTTCTGACGTAGACAGTGAAGAACTAACTGAGTTCCCTTTAGCTAATAGATTTATTAAACTACCTATTCCTGCGTACTTAAAACTGTTACCTGCTGTAGACCCCGTTACCTATAAAAAGTCTACAGCATGGGAAGAAACAAACAGACCCCAAATTGCGTTAATCAACGCAGTAAACAACCCTAAGTACAGATTTATTTCCGCAGCCCTAGCTCGTCGTCTAGGCAAAACTTTTATAGCTAATGTCATAGGTCAACTAGTAGTATTAATACCCGGATGTAATGTACTTATTATGTCCCCTAACTATACTTTATCTAGTATTAGTTTCGAAATACAGCGTAAACTAATTAAAAGCTTTGACCTAGAAGTTGAAAAAGACAACTTAAAGGATAAGATCTTAGAACTTGCTAACGGCTCTACAATTAGGATGGGGTCTATTACCACAGTTGATAGCTGCGTTGGTCGCTCATATGATCTTATTATATTCGATGAAGCTGCCTTAGGTAAAAACGGTAAAGATGCTTTTAACATCTCCTTGCGCCCTACGCTAGATAAGCCAAACTCTAAAGCCATATTTATTAGTACACCTCGTGGTAAAAATAACTGGTTTAGCGAGTTCTTTCACAGAGGATTTAGTCCAGACTATCCTGAGTGGGTATCGTTAACTGCTGACTATACAGAAAATCCTCGAATGAAGGAATCTGACGTAGCAGAAGCACGTCGTAGTATGAGTAAAGCTGAATTTGAGCAAGAGTACATGGCCTCATTTACTACGTATGAAGGACAGATATACGAGTATAATAGTGAGTGTACTCAAGAGTATGAGCCCTTAGATAATGCAGAGTACATAGGCGGTCTTGACCCAGGATACAAAGACCCTACAGCCTTTGTAGTTATAGCTTATATACCCAGCATTGACAAGTTTCATGTTATAGACGAATACCTTGAGTCAGAAGCTGTAACTGAGGGCCATGCTTCAGTTATGCAAGAGTTTGTTACTAAATGGGGTCTTGAGACTATATTTATTGACTCGGCTGCTGCGCAATTTGCAGCCGATCTTGCATATACTTACAATATCGCTACAATTAAGGGTAAAAAAGCGGTACTTGAAGGCATTGCTTACGTTCAGACCATAGTCCAACAAGACAGGCTTTTAGTATCTCCTCACTGCACTCACACCTTAGAGATGTTAGATCAGTACCAATGGGACCAAAGAGAAACCCTAACCAAAGAGAAACCCGTTCATGGCGCGACTTCTCACATTGCAGACGCATTACGTTACGCACTATACACTTACACACTATGACTTCCGGCATCTATACACTAACCTTTTCCTCTGGCAATAATTACATTGGCAAATCTGTAAATATCGAAAATCGCTGGAAGCAGCATAACGATAAACTTATGAAAGGTACGGCCGCTAGCAACATGCAGGCAGAGTTCAATAAGTACGGAACTCCAGAGGGTAAAGTAATATTTCAGTGTCATGCTGATCATATTGACTTAGTTGAGGCTTGCTTTATTAATAGACTAAAACCTACCCTAAATGCAACATATCCAACAGATCCTTTTTTAGGTATTTACGACACCCTATATGATGATTTGATGGGTATGCTACACATGTCAACTATTGAGCACGTTGATAGCCTAATTCAGCTTAATACTGTACATACAGAAACTTTAGGTAATGTATATAGTTTAACCGAAGAAGTTAATTACTTATTAAAGAAACGCTCTAAGGAAGAATTGAAGTCAGATGTTAATAAACGCATTAATTCGTATATTAATTGTATAGCAGAACGCGAAGCTACTATTAAATTGTTAACAGAAGCTAATGCAATGTTAAGTCAAAAATTAGCTTTACCTTGGTGGAAGAAGTTGTTTAGTTAAAAAAGCCGCAGTAGCCTTATAGCTACTGCGGCTTTTTTACGTTTAAATTTATTTTATTGGCATAGAAAATACGTACATTGACAAATACTTACCTATATGATATAATACATGGATTGAAAACTATAAACGTAAAAAATGGCAGCTAACACTAATAAGCGTATCCCCATAAAATGGGTAAGAGATAGAGCCAAGGCAGCATACGATAAAAAGTCTTCCTGCTATATTTGTGCTACTGAGCAAGAGCTCGAGCTGCATCATACGCATAGTCTAACCCTGCTATTAAACTTATGGGCCACAAAGAAAACTTACGATATCTCCACAGATGACGGTATTTTAGCGGTTCGAGATGAGTTTATTGAAGAGCACAAGGTTGAAATATACGAAGGGGTGTTTACACTATGCAATAAACACCACATAAAATTACATGGTGTTTATGGTAAAGCCCCTACACTATCCAGCGCCCCTAAGCAAGAGCGCTGGATAGAAACACAAAAAGTTAAATTTGAAACCGGCGGTACAGTACAAGAAAAAAATACCGTGATTTCTACATTTGGCAAATTCTATTAGGATTGATATGGCATGGTATAACCCGTCTACCTGGACCAAAGCAAACCCAGCACAAGAGCTGATTAGTTTTGGTGAAGGACCCCAGATTTCGTCAGACGCTACTATTGCGTACTCTCAATCATTTGATAAGTTGGAAACTGTAAATCGTGGAGTAAATATGATCGTAAGCGCCTGCTCAGGCCTAGAATACGACATAAAAGACAAAATTTTAGAAGGTATAGTAACAGGTATGCGTGCAAAGACTTTGCACACGTTACTTAACTACCGCCCAAACCCTTATCAAAGTGCTATAGAGTTTAGAACTAGTATATTTACAGATTTTATTCTTGAAGGAAACATATTCCTTTACTACGACGGTGCTGCTCTGTATCATCTTCCAGCCTCTCATGTACAAGTTATTAGCCACCCAAAACTATTCGTAGAAAAGTATCTCTACGACAGCACAATTACTTTTAAACCTTCTGAAGTAATTCATATCAAAGATGTTAGTAGTACCTCTATTTACAGAGGTAGCAGCAGACTGGCGGCTGCAGATAGAAATATTAAAACCCTATATAAAATGCATCAGTTTCAAGATCAATTCTTTGAAAACGGTGCGGTTGCAGGTATTGTAATTACTACAGAAAATACCTTAAGCCAAATTGCTAAAGACAAAACTATTGCTATGTGGTCGCAGCGATATAGCCCTAAAAACGGTGCTAAACGCCCAATGATTCTAGATAGTGGTCTTAAGCCTAGTCCAATCTCTTCAGCTACATTTCAAGAGATGGATTTTGATGTAAGTATCAAAACCCACGATACCAAAATTTTAAAAGCTTTAGGTGTACCACCGCTTCTATTAGACGGAGGTAACAACGCTAATATTAGCCCTAATTTACGCCTATTTTATCTAGAGACTATAATGCCTATTATAGCAAAATACACCTCTGCAATGGAGCGTTATTTTGGATACGACATAGGCCCTATTACTTCTAATGTGTCTGCGTTACAACCAGAACTAAAAGAAGTAGCCACATATCACTCTACTCTAGTGAATGCAGGTATATTAACAGCTAATGAAGCGCGTAAAGAATTACGCTACGATGTTGATAAAGACCCTAAGTCGAATGAGTTAAGAATTCCAGCTAACATTGCAGGCTCCGCGGCTAACCCTAGTTTAGGTGGAGCACCAACTAAGCCAGATAAACCACCTGAGGAGTAAAATGGATAAATCAAAAGTACTATATTTAAATAGTGCTTTTACCAAAGCAGCATCCGCAAAAGATGAAACTATTGAATCAATCTTCATTGAAGGGTACGCAAGTACCGTAGATACTGACAGATCAGGAGATGTAGTAGCCTCTGGAGCATGGGAAAAAGGTATTCAAAACTACCTTAAAAACCCTATTATTCTAGCCCAGCACGATCATGACGACCCTATTGGCCGCATGACTGAGCACAAGCTAGATAGCAGAGGTCTTTGGATAAAAGCAAGAATTTCAGCGGCTGCTGAAGTTTTTAATCTAATTAAGGACGAAGTCCTTACAGCATTCAGTATCGGGTTCAGAATCCTAGACGCTGAATATAATGCAGCCGCAGAGGTATTTGTAATCAAAGAACTAGAACTTATCGAGATTTCGGTAGTTTCAGTACCTTGCAATCAAAACACCTTATTTAACCTCTCTAAAGCATTTGATAGTGCCGAAGATTTTAATAGTTTCAAAGCTCAATTTATACCCAAAGACGAATCAGCTAAAGGGCTAGTTTCTCTTGAAGATACGTCGAGCGCAATCAAAAAGGAATGGAAAATGGATCCAAAAGAACTACAAGCTTTGCTTGATGCTGCAGCTAATACCGCTGCTACCGCTACTGCAAAAGCTTTCGCTGATGCAGCTGCAAAAGAGAAGGCCGATGCCGCTGCTCTAACTGCTTCTACTACTGCATTTAATGACAGCGTAGCTAAGGCTGTTGCTACCCACATTCAGACCGGTCAAACTGGTGCTGAAAAACTTATCGCTGAACTAACTAAGCGTGTAGATGACCAAGCTGCTACCTCCAAGTCTGTTTTAGAGGGCCTACAAGCCGAACTAAAAGAGAAGTCTACTGAAATGCTTGCTATCCAAACTAGCAAAATGCAATTCAACGGCGATAATAAAAGTGCTGGCTATGCTGACCGCGAAAAGGCAGTTCTACTGTCAAAAATTACCGGTAAGTCTATTGAGTCTACCAAATTTGGTGCTGAACTAGTTGCTAAAGCTGGTGCTCACCTACCTTCAAATACATGGGAACTTGAAGTTTCTATGAACATGGAAGCTGAAGTTCGTCGTAAACTAATTGTGGCGCCTTTGATTCGTGGTATTGCCATGAAAACCAACGTCATGACTATTCCTGTAAACCCAGAAGCAGGTACAGCAACCTGGATTACTAACGCTCAGTTTGGTACTACTGCTTCACCTGGTGCTGCTCAAACTCATGCATTAAAAGAGATTACTCTAAATGCATACAAAGTAGCAACAATGGAATACCTTGCATACGAAGAAGAAGAAGACTCACTAATGGTGCTGTTGCCTATCGTTCGTGACGCTATGGTTCGTCGTGTTGCTCGTGCAATGGACAAAGCTTACCTAATGGGTGCTGGTGCTGGTGTTGACCCAGTTAAAGGTCTAGCGTCTTACGACACTACTTCTGTTGTAGTTCCTACATCTACCGGTGTGGCTTCTGTAGCTAACCTACGTGCTCTACGTAAAGATCTAGGTGCTTGGGGTCTTGACCCAGCTGAAATTACCTACATCGTATCTACTGAAGTGTACTACGACTTGCTAGACGACACCCTGTTCCAGACAGTTGATAAAGTAGGTAATGCTGCTACTCTTCTAACTGGTCAAGTAGGTTCCGTAGGTAATAGCCCAGTGCTAGTATCTTCTGAATTCCCTGCTAAAGCTGGTGGTCTTGCAACTGCTTCTACTAACATTGGCGCAATCGCTTTTGCAGCTAGCAATTTCTTAGCAGGTAATCAGCGTGGTCTACGTTTTGATACTCAAGACTTGGTAGAAACACAGCGTAAAGTGCTAGTAGCATCGCTACGTACTGGACTAGTACAAACCACGACCAATATTGGTCAAGGCGTTTCAGCTCTTCGTTGGGCGTAACTAACTAAAGATGAGGGCTTCGGCCCTCGTCTTTTATATACTTGGCGTGCCGAGTATATAAAAGATATAAGGATTAAATATGGCTCTAAACTTAGTTACTTTGGCAGAGTATAAGGCCTATATTGGTATTAATAGCTCAAATCAAGATACCATTATAAATGCTATTTTACCTAAAGTAAGTGCTTTAGTTAAAAATCTGTGTCGCAGAACATTTGTTGATTATGCAGCTACTGATAAAGTAGAGTACTTTGACGGCGGCACTAGCTATATTTCTCCAGACGAATACCCTATTATTTCAGTTACTTCACTAGAGTACTCTTCTAACTACGGTAGTACCTACTCTGCTCTAGCAGACTTTACAGACTACGCAGTAAGAAAAGCCTCTGGTAATATTATACCTACTAAAAGCTTAACATTTTCAGAAGCCATAAACGGTTATAAACTGACTTATAAAGCCGGTTATACAGAGCTACCAGAAGATTTAAAATTAGCAGTTCTTGACTTAGTAACTTATTACATCAAAAACGACTCGGCTATACATTCAAGTAAAGCCCCAGGAACTAATTCAGTTCAGATTGAGTACGTAACTACAACCAATCTGCCGGCGCACATTAAAAGAGTATTAGACCTGTATATGGCTAATTATTACTAATGAGTTTAGCCGACTTTAGTGCAGCTTTAAAAAATAGAGCTATACGCGAATGGTTTAATAAAGAAAACGACGCCAGAGAGTCTCAGAAACTATCAAATGTCAACACATTAGTAAATGCTACTAGTATGTATAGATCGGCTGAAGAAGTAGCAGGTAAAAACTCCTTTGTTATTACTAAAAGTACTGTTAGAGAGTTATTAAATACTTTAAAAGGGTATCAAGGCGAAGAGCTAGAGCAAGCTACCAATTTAGCATTTGCAGCGTTTGGTAGCAAAAACGTAGGGGCAAAGGTTAATAGAAGAAAAATACTTGTAGGGGAAGGGGTTCCTGCAGTATACTTTAGTACTATCTCTTTTGATAGTATAACTAATTTGGTTAATAACATACTTAATCTTCAGGCTAAAGAGCTCTCTTCTAGATTTGAAAAAGGTCACGTAGTAGGCCTTAACACTGAGCTACTGCGGATTACCGCCAATCGTATCTCTACCATTGACGCTAGAGCTGCACCAGGTTCTTCAGGCGCAAAATCTGTAATACTAGCTGAACTTAATAATGTTATAGAGTACTACAAACGTCTAGACTATGACTCAGCCAACATTCAGCCAGCTGCTGACATCCCTGTTTACGCCAGTGTAAATAAATCTATTAGTAAAACAGGAAAAACAAAATATTTAGTAGAAATTCAACCTAAAGCAGCCAATCAATCTTCTGCAAAAGAAGTTGGTGCTACTATTGGGTCAATTCGTAAACTATTTACTCCCGGAGCTTTGACGGAAAAAGCAATGAGTAAGCTCATTGATAGCCTTGTCCCTAAGGTAAGCGACCCTAAGTTTGTTGATGACTTACTTAAGATGAAAAGTAGTCCCAGTTTTATAGATATGATTGTCACGCAAATTGCGGGATCTATAACAGGAAAAGCTAAAGATCAGGACTACTCTCATAAAGATGTTAAAATAGGAGCTAAGAAACTACCTAAAGTAGACCTTACCAAACTGCGTGCAGTAGTTAAAGCAGAGCTTTCTAAAGCAGAAGCTCTTAAAAGAAAACTAAATGCCCCTTTAAAAACCATAAGAGGTAACTTTTACTCTCTAGCTAGCTTACAGCAGTTAATTAATAACAGTTTGCAAGACGTAATATCAGCAAACATGGGCAGTGGAGGTACTAGAAGCGTTCTAAACTATAGAACAGGTAGGTTTGCTTCTTCAGCTAAAGTTGAAAGCATGACCCAGTCCCGAGAAGGTATGATAACCGCATTCTACTCTTACATGAAGAACCCTTATCAAACATTCGAACCCGGATTTGCTCAAGGCAGCCCTAAAACACGTGACCCTAAACTGCTAATATCTAAGTCAATTAGAGATATTGCAGCCACTAAAGTATCTAACAGAATGAGAGCAGTACTAGTATGAGCAGACGCAAAAGTATATTAGACGCTCTAGTTAATAAGTTTAAAAATATTGATGGAATTCTTTATACTTCCAATATATTTAATAACGCTTATCCCAAGCTAAAATTTTGGGATGAAATTTCAGATTTTCCAAGCATATACAGCACGGCTGGAACTGAACAACGAGAGTACTTACCAGGTAACTTTACTTGGGCCTTCTTAAATTTAAGTATAAAAGTATACTGTAAAGGCGAAGAAAGTCAGCTAGAATTAGAACAACTATTAGAGGATATAGAGTCTGTAATAGACGCTAATCGAGTACTTGTCTACGACAGCATAAAAAACTATGAAACTACTGAAATTTTAGTAGCTTCTATAACTACCGATGAAGGCCTTTTAGCCCCCTATGCGGTAGGTGAAATAAACTTGCAAGTTAGATATCAACTAATGTAAGTACAACCCGTATATTAGTGTAAAAGCAGATAAATGTCTCGTCTAGCACTACATACATAAAATTTTAAGGAATATAAATGTCATTTAATCTAATACGTAATAGCCGCGTAGTTTTTACAACTAATGTGGCTATCGGGACGGGCATTGTAGCAGCAACTGGATTTACTGCTGCTAACTCTCAAGAACTTCAAGTAATGGACGGGTTTAGCTTTTCACAAGCTAGTAACGCCGATACTATAAACATCAATGAAGCTGGTGTAACACCAGTTCGTGGTCAGCGCAGTTTTAATACTAGCTTAGCTAACGTAGAGTTCTCGTTCTCTACTTATATTAGACCTAAGCTATTGGGCACTATAAAATGTGAAGAATCTCACCTGTGGAACGCGCTTTTAAGTGCTACTGCGGTATCTGCAACTCCGGTAGCTCTATCTTATACTACTTTAACCTCGGTTACTCAATCTCTGGGTGTTATCACATTTACAGGCACAGGCTTGGTAGTTACCGGTTTAGCTGTAGGTGAAGTAGCAGTTATTAGAGGTGTTGTAGGAGCAGGAGCTTCTCAATATAATAGCGCAGTTAGAGTTACGGCCATTAGTGGTACAGCGATAACTGCTACGTATATAGTTACTCCTACGGCTGCAGCTGTAGCCGCTAACTTTGGCGCAACTGGTATAACTAATTTTACCAGAACCGCATGGAACGAAAACGCAGCAGTTACAGCAGACGTTGCCCCAGGAATTCCTGTAGCTTACTCTTCAGTTACAACTGCTCTTTCTAATAGAAACCAGCTGCTTGCTTTTGGTATGATTATTACTGTAGATGGTATTACTTATGCTATTGATAACTGTGCCCTAGATCAGGCTGTTATTGACTTTGGCTTAGACGGTATTGCTATGGTTGCATGGACCGGTAAAGGTACCGCGCTACGTCAGCTAGCTACTACCGTAGCATACAGTGCAGCAACAGACCCAGCTATTAGTGGTGGCTTAACCGGTACTATTAAAGGTAAGGACACTACAGCTAATTTTATCACTAATAAACTGTCTACTGTTACTATGATTAGTAATGTCGGCGGTATTGGTGGTACTGCATATACACTAGCACTAACGGGTGGTAGTATTACTATAGCAAATAACATTACTTATGTTACTCCTGCAATTATCGGGGTAGTAAACACCCCAATCGGATATTTTACAGGTACTCGTGCAGTAAGTGGTACTATTAATGCGTATCTTCGTACCGGTAGCACTAACAGCTCTGGCTTGTTAAATGCACTACTAGCAGCATCTGCTACAGTTGCTGGAATTGAGCCTAAGTTCCGCTTACAGCTTGAAATTGGTGGCGCATCAAACGGTACACGCGTAGAAGTAGAATCTTCAGGAGCCATGCTTCAGATTCCTACTATTGATGCTCAAGCAGTTATGTCTACAGCAATCAACTTTACATGCCAAGGTACTAACAGTACTCTAGCAGATAACGCATACGACATTACTAACGTAAACGAACTAGCTATTCGCTACTTCTCAATTTAAGTTTTCTCCAGGTACTGGCCTGATCACCAGTACCTCTTTTTCTAAACGTCTTAATAAAATAAACCAAGGACACACATGTCAGAATCAATTACCCCTATCCTTAGTCTTAAATCCCTGCTTGTACCAAGCAAATCTGTGGAAGTAGAATACCCAGGTTTTAACGGTATGAAAGTTAACGTTGTATTTCTTTCTCGCGAGACTTTAGTTAGTATCCGTAAAAAGGCTACAAAAACCAGTTTCAAGAATCGTCAGCCAGTTGAAGAACTAGATGACAAGTTATTCCTACAACTATATGTTAATGCTTGTATTAAAGGATGGAGTGGTTTAAAAATGAGCTATCTGGAACAGCTTGCACCCGTAGATATTACGGGTCAGAATCCTGAAGCAGAACTAGCTTATGACCAAGACAACGCCCTGTTCTTGATGCAAGCATCGGCTAATTTCGATGCCTATATTAGCGAGACGGTTACGGACCTATCAAATTTCACGAAGGCCAGTACGCCGAGTTAAATCGACAACTGGCCTCCTATTTCACAAACAGCAGCCTTAGTATGACTAAGGATGCTTATTTCGAAATGTGTGAAGCACTAGGTAGCGAGCCTTTAGAATCTGAAATTCCCGTGGAATATGAGGATTTTTACTATGATGTACAAGAAGCCTTAGGGGTATACCACAAGTTAAAAGATGAGTGGGACACCATGAATGGTAGATACCTTGGAAAAAGTTACGCAGGTATTATTGATATATTTACTATATTAGAAGTGCCTCCGGAAGATCACAAGACCTTATATAACTTAATAGGTATTATTGATGCGCATAGATCTAAAGCAATAGAAGAAAGCAGACCTAAAACGTAGTAACAAAAAGCCCCTATACTTAACTGTATAGGGGCTTTTTTATGGGTAAAAAATTTACGGCTTGACATACGCTAGTTAAAGTGATATAATATGGATTACTAATACTGGCACGTCTGAACTTTCACGCGCTAAAAGAGCAGGAGACATAATGGTAACTAAAACAACGTTAGAACTAGAGTTAAAAAGTAATTTAATAGAACAGGCTAAACATGCCAAAAGCATAAAAGACAGCTTGGAAGCAGCCGCGCGTGCCAGAATAGCGGACCCCCTTACGGCACCTAGAACGAGTATGTCGGGTGGAAGAACGCCCGCATCAACTTATAGAGACCAACGAGAAGAGTCTAGAGGATATGGAGTAAATCGTTCCATAGGCCCAGGCACGGGTGCAGAAGGCCGCGATTTTGCTAAGCAAGCTCAAGGTCTTGGTGGGTTAGTGCACGTGTACGCCACTTTTGCAGCCAATTTATTTGCAGTAAGCGCAGCGTTTACAGCCCTTTCTAGAGCAGCAGATACTTCAAACATGGTTAAGGGTTTAGATCAATTAGGTGCTAGTAGTGGTCGCGCACTAGGCAGTCTTTCTAAACAGCTAATGGGAATAACTGACGGCGCTATATCTATGCGTGAAGCAATGACAGCTACTGTACAAGCTTCTGCAGGTGGTATGACTAATGCAGCTATTCTACGTATGGGTATGGTAGCTAAACAGGCCTCTCAGGCTTTGGGTGTAGCTATGCCTGATGCTTTAAGCCGTATTAGCCGAGGTATTACAAAGCTAGAGCCAGAACTATTAGATGAAATCGGTATTATGGTAAGGGTAGACAGGTCTGCCGAAGCTTATGCGCTTACGCTTGGTAAAACAGCAAGTGCACTCACTGACTTTGAAAAACGCCAAGGTTTTGCTAATGCGGTACTAGAACAAGGTGAAAAGAAGTTTGGCGCTATTAAATTAGATACTAACCCGTACGACAAAATTCTTGCGTCAATGAAAAATCTTGCGCAAACTGGATTAGAGCTAGTTAATAACGTTTTAGGCCCTTTGATAAATTTACTAGCTTCAAGCCCTACAGCCCTATCTGTGGCTATGGCCGGTATTGGTGCAATTTTATTAAAACAAGCTATTCCAGCTATAGGAATGTTTAGAGAAACTGCTCGCCGTATGTCCGAAGAGACTACTGCTAGAGTTAAGCGTCAAGTTGTAGAGCAAAGAGAAGCAGCGGTGCAGTTAGATGTTTTAGCCGCAAAACGTGCAGAAACTGAGTATTTAACCACAGGTACTGGACTTAAAAAAATTCAGGCATTAAAAGACGCATCTTTTAACTCAAAAATAATGGGGGCAGACGTTAGGGGGGCCCTTAAAAAGAGCCCACTAGACTTAACTCCAGAAGAATCAGCAAAAATTCTGTCGAAGCACAAAGAGCTACAAGATAAAATAGCTTCTGGAACTGCTTCCAAAGGTGAAAGCGACCAATATACTAAACTAGAAGCTAGAGCTGTAAAGGTTAAAGAAATAAATGCCTCCATAAGTAAGGTAGGAGATGCCGCGGCAGCAGTTAACGAAAGAAAAGATTCCGCATGGTGGACTCATCAAAGACAAAAAGAAGCGTACTTAAAGAAACTAGAGTTTGAAGCAAAGAAAAGTAGTGTAGTGTCTAATGCAGCTGAAAATGCTGCCGTAATGGGCCCAAGTATAGCTTTTAAAACACTAAAGTCGGATTTAAGTAGTCTTGAGGGTAGTAATGTATCAAAAATTGGTACTGCAGTAAAAGGTACCTTTGCTATAGCTACTAGCGCTGTTACTACTTTTATGAACTCTATTGGCGGAGTTCTAATGATAGTAGGTTTAGTAACCGCAGCATTTGGGTTACTGGCCTCGTGGCTTAGTACTAATTCCAAAGAAGCAGACAGGTTTTCTTCTAGTATAACGGGTGTGTCTGACGCAGTAGATAACCTAAAAAGAACGATAGATTTTATTACGGACAAGGACCCTCTCACAGTATTTTCTGTTGAAACAATACAGGCAAGAGCCAGCGCTTTGCAGGGGTTATCGGATAGCTTAAAATCTTTAGTAAAAGATTTTAATGCAGTACAAAAAGCTTCAAGTGCTTTTGATAGCTTTATGGACGGTTTCTGGGATTCTATTGGTAAAGGTTCAGCAGATAAGTTATCTACTAATCTGGCCAAGTCTATTTCTGCAGGGTTAGAGGGTGCAGCCACTAGCGCAGCAAAATCAGAAGGTATTAAAAAGCTACAATATATACTAGGTAAAAATATTGATGTAACAAACATTGATGTAGTAACATTAGCCTTACGTAAATTAAATAATCCAGAAGTAGCCGCAGCAGGTGCTGCTATTGATAAAATACTTAGAGATATTTCACTAAGTGCTAATAATGCGGCTAGCACACTAACTGCAGCTACTGCACGTATTACTGAGCTTTCTGCCCTAGTGCAGGCGCAAAACTTAGCCTTAACACCAACAGATGCTGTTGGTAAGTTAGGTACTGCAATGGTGTCTTCAGCCTCAGAAATATATAAGGGGTTACAAGATCCCATTAATTCCTTAATACTGTTAAATAAGTTAGCTAAAGATAGCAGAGCACTAAGTTTACTTTCCCCTAATGTCAGTAGTGACTTAATTAGCGCTAGTAGTGAAATACAGAAGCTTAATGATAATTATGGGTCACTACAACAACAGCTAATTAATGGCGAAAAAGCCCTACAAGATCTAAAAGCTAAAAATAAAGCAGAGGTTACTGTAGGAAACACGTACACCGGAACTACTAAGCGTGTAGATACCTCCGCAGCTACTGATGCCAAAGCCTATATTGCAAATATACAGAACGCTCTAGTTGAAGCAGAAGCTAAGATGAAAGCAGTAGGATTTGAACTTTCAAGTAAAGTAGCTAATGATTTTGTAAACATTGGTTTAAGTAAGCTAAATCTAAGTTTAAAAGCAGCTATGTCCGAAGGGGGTATAACAGCTGCAAGAGGTTATTTATCTGTATTAAAAGAAGCTGGCGTGGGAACAGCTGCAGCTGAAACAAAATTAGCTCAGCAAGAGTTAGGTATGCAAAAGCAAATTTTAGAAGCATCATACAGTCAGATGAAAGCGCAACAACGCAACACTAACGCCTTAGAAATACTTACGATATCTAATCAAATAGTTGCTGCAAACTTAGTTCTTGCTGATGCAGGAAATAGTGAATTACGCAGGGATAAAGCGTATAAAGAATTATCGGGTTTAGAGACACAACTTGAAAACATAGTAAAAAACGTACGAATAACAGAAATGAAGCCTAAAGACGTACTAGCTTTAAAGGCTGGGGGCGAGTTTTCTGCAGAAGTTCTCGCAGGTATGGCCCCCTATATGACTCAATTAACGGGTTATTTATCGGGTCTAGCCACAATAGGTGGTAAAGCTGCGGCAATAGCTATTCAAGGATTTGCCAATTTAGATAGAGAAAAACTAAAGCAAGGCCAAGCAGAAAATAACACACGTATTGGTAGTATAGACACAGAGTTACAAACACTTAACAATGCAATTGCGTTAAATGTAGAGTACGATAAAACACTTCAAACTAAAAAAGACACCCTTGAAACTGAAAAGCTTAACAAGCAGATGAAGAATGATTTGTTAAAGTATGATAGTGATAAACGTATAATAGGAGCATCTTCAAAGTCGTCTGAAGTTAACCAAGCCGAAGTAACTAAGGCTCTTGACGCAGCTAAACTGGCCTGGCAGGCAAGAATTTTTAAATTTCAAACAGACACTAATGCAGCTACTCAAGCGTCTAGAATAATAGAGCAAAAAGGTCTTGAAGATATTAGACTCAAACAACAAGCTAACTTTGAACTAGTAAGAACTGAAACACAGACTATTGCTGGTATCAAGCTAACCCAACAAGCAGACGAAATAAAGTATTTAGAAACTATAGGGGCACTAACGGGTTCTGTAACTGCTGCCAAGCTAACACAAATTAGTTTGAATCAACAAGCTATAGACGATGAAAACAAAAGAGTAGAAATAGCTTCCAAGTATGTAACAAGCTATATAGCTCTACAAAACAGTAAAAACTTACCGCTTACAACAGCTGTAGAAAAAGAGAAAATTGAAGCAATGCAAAAGCTTCTTGAAGCCTCTTATTTACGTCAAATTGATGCTCAAAATTTACTAAATCAGGGTAAAGTTACCTCAATAACTTTAGCAGGAAAAGAAGAAGTATTAGCTAAAAGTTATGCAGAGCAAATGGAAAGAATGGTTGGCTTTACAGAAACTCTAGCAGGAGCTTTTGGAGATGTTGGAGCAGCTATTGGCGAAGCAGGCCAAGCTATCTTAAAAATGGGTAAAGCTGATCAAGACTACCTTAAACAAAAACTAGCCTTACAAACTAAACTAGCTACTTCTAGCACTGCTGATGAACTGAACCCAGCAGAAATAGCTAAAGATAGAAAAAACTTAATTAAACTAGACAAAGAAAAAACTATAAGTGAACTAGACGGGTATGCTAAAACCGCTGGTGCAGCTAAAAAGATGTTTGGTGAAAAAACCTTAGCCTATAAAGTATTGGGCGGAGTAGAGAAAGCACTACATATAGCTAAACTTGGTATGCAAGCTGCACAGATTGTAGCTGACTTAACAGGAACAGCCTCTTCAGTTACTAATTCCAGTGTACGTACCACCGCTTCTGTAGCAGAAGCCGGAGTAGATGGAGTAAAAGCTGTAGTTAAAGCTATATCAAGTCTACCTTTCCCTTTAAATCTTGCTGCAGGGGCCGCAACGGCAGCCGTAGTAGCCGGTTTAATATCTAGTATTGGAGGAAAATCTCCTGCGGCTCCGGGCGCACCTACTGTAGGCACTACCTCAGAAGACCGGCAAGCTACTCAAGGTACAGGGCAATCATGGGTTAATGGCGCTAAAGTAGACAACGGTGGTGGGGTTTTTGGTGACTCAAGCGCTAAATCAACCGGAATTATGAACAGCTTAGAAATTCTAAAGGATAACTCTATTATTGGACTTAGTTACGATAATAGAATGACAAAAGCTTTAGAAAAGCTAGCTAGTTCAATAGTAGAAGCGGCTAAATCTATATATGGAATACGTGGGTTACGTGACGGCTCTGGTTTTGGTACTATGCAAGGTTCTACAGTAGGCGGTCGTGCTGGCCTAATGGGTAGTATATTCGGAGGAAAGACCACATCTAATACTAGTATTACTAGTGCAGGTATACAATTTCAAGGAACATTTAACGATGTAATGGATAATGTATCAGGAAGTATTCTTCAGTATAAAGACATACTTTCTCAGTTTACTAAAAGTGGTGGCTGGTTTAGCAAGGACAAAAGCTGGTCTACTAAAAGCACTGAAGTTAAGGGGTTAGCTGAGGGAGCCAGTGCATCTATTAGCAATATATTTAAAGAAGCTAATAACATGTTTATTGAGGTAGGTAAAAAAGCTGGTGTAAGTGCAGAGCATATACGCAACGTACTTAGCCAGATAAATGTATCTATGTCAGCAGACTTAATGAACCTAACGGGGCAAGCGCTAGTTGATGAGTTAAACGGTATTATAGGTAACCAAATTAGTAATGCAGCTAGCACTATATTTAGTAGCTTTGCTAAATATAAGAACTTTGGTGAGGATTTTCTAACTACTGTTATTAGAGTTATAGACGCTAATGACAAAGTAGATCAGGCTTTACGCTCTATAGGCAGTAGCTTTAGCATTATATCTAACTTTGATATTTCTGAAGCTATGGTTAATGCTGCTGGTGGGTTATCTCAGTTTATGGAGCAAACTGCAACATTTGGGGATGCTTTCTTAACAGATGCCGAAAGACTGGCGCCTATACAAAAAGCTTTAAAAACACAACTTAACGCACTAGGATTAAGCACTAATTTAAGCAGAGACCAGTTTAAAAATTTAGTATTAGCACAAGATCTGTCTTCTGAAGCTGGACGAAATATGTATCAAAATCTTATGGAACTAGTCCCTGGTTTTGATAAGGTTACATCTACTATAGATGAAACAACTAAAACTTTAAAAGCCGCACTAGTAGATTTAGACATAGCTATATATACTGAACTAGGTAAGGCTGAAATAGCTCTACAACTAACTAGAGAAAAAGAGATAGAAGCTTTAGATGCAAGTGTAAGACCTATCCAAAAATACTTAAATACTCTTAAAGACGAAACGTCTCTAAAAACTAAACTAACTAAAGCATACACCGATCAATCAACCGCTATTAAGAATACCATTAGTTCACTAACAGGATCTATAAAATCTCTTAAAGAATATAAAACATCTCTAACAGCAGGCGCTAGTTCGCTGCTTACTCCTTCCGAGAAGTATGCACAAGCTCAGGCTACTATGCTTCAGACTACGTCATTAGCCAGATCTACAATAACTTCAGACTCAACATCAGAAGAGATTGCTGCTAGAAACGACGCTATATCTAAAGTATCTTCGACTTCAGACGCGTTCTTAAGTGCCTCTAAAGAAATGTTTGCTAGTTCTGACAGATATATTCAAGACTTTGCAGGTGTACTGGAGTTGTTGGACGGTAGCAGCTTATCCTTAACCCAACAACTATCAACAGCAGAAAAACAGCTAGTTACTTTAGATGAAAGCATAAGTTTCCTAAAACTTATAACTACTAGTACAGATACTACAGCCAGCTTACTACAAGAACTGTTAGTGTTACAAGTAGCTACTGCAGCCGCAAGAACTGGGGCAATAGCGGCAGGTTCTGGTGCTGCTGCTAGCGTATACGCTATTCCGGCGATGGCAGGGGGCGGGGTTGCAAACGGTTTAACACTAGTTGGAGAAGATGGGCCAGAATTAGCCAACTTTACTTCAACAGCACGTATTTATCCAAACCAAGCATCTAATGATATGTTCAATACTAAGGAATTAGTAGCTGAAATTCGATCACTAAGAGCAGAAGTTTCACAACTACGTGCAGATCAGAAGCAACAAACAGGTCACTTAATTGCAACCAACTACGATGCTAACTCGAAGAATGCTGCTGCTGTAGTTAACGCTACAGAAGAGGCTTCTGATAACCAAGACTGGAGAATAAGGTCACAGGTTAAAATAGCATAAACAAAGCCCGGCTAACTACCGGGCTTTTTTATGCTTATGGAAAATTATGCTTGACATATTTTCCTTAGTGTAGTATAATAGTGTAAAAATGATATAGGAAAATGTATGAATTATACACAAGAGTGGCTTGAAAATCCCGCAAGTATAAAAGGTATTTTAGTAGAAGCAACTGTATTGGACCGTTTAGGTACTTATGGTCCAGCAGGTACTGAAGTAGTTATATACTTATCTAATATCGGGTATACTTCTTCAGATGCTACAATTAGTTTTTTACCATATTTAACTGGCAGTATTCAGACAACCGAGTCTATTTCTATAGAGGGGGGGATGTCTATGTCCTTTGGTGATATCCAGATCACTAATATTAATGGAGAGTTAGATAGCTGGCTAGACAGTACTAAGTTTATTTGGGTTAATAGACCTATTCAAGTTTATTTAGGTGACCCACGCTGGGTACTACTAAACTTAGCTGCTATACGTAATACGGCTACAGGCGGGTTTGAAAAGATATTTGATGGAGTCATTGCAGACATTGACTCCAGCTCGCGTGAATCCTTAAACTTGAAAGTTCGGGATAAATTAGAAAGACTAAATACTCCGGCAACAGAAAGTACTTTAGGAACCTACGGTACTTGGGGTGGGGGGCAGGCCAACCAAGATAGCATTATACCCCTTATATTTGGAGAAGTAAGCAATATATCCCCGATGCTAATAGACCCCAGTCAATTGGAGTACTCCTTTAACAACGGCAACACTGAACTAGTAATTGAGGTAAGGGATAATGGCGCTCCTATATATACTGATCCGTCTGTGTATACAGGTACTGAGCCCAGACCCTCAACTGTAACGGTTAATCTACCCACAGGTAAGCTCAAGCTTCTTAGGGCTCCTATAGGTACTATTACCACGTCTGTACAGGGTATAAAAAACTCTATTAATCTAGATACAGGTGCTTTAGTTCTAGGAACCTACGTAAATAATATAGCTAATCTTGTAGCACTACTAATTACTCAGTACGGCCCCGTACTTACACGGTTAGGGGTTGGTGATCTAGACTTAGTAAATTTAAAGGCGTTTTCTTTAGATGTTAATAATCAACAAGCCACTGGTATAGCTATTGTTGATAGGTCAAATATGCTTATAGTATGCCAAAGTATACTAGCAAGTACTAACGCTCAACTGTTTATGAATAGAAAAGGTCTACTACAATTATTACAATTAGGTGTATATACATCTGATGCAGTAGTTAATATTACCGATAGTAATATTATGCATCATAGTTTACATATATCTAACAGAACTGACGTTATAGCAGCTACTAAAGTAGGGTATAATAAAAACTATACACCGCAAACTGCCTTAGCGCTTTCACTACCAGCAGCGCATAATGTAATGTTTAAAGATGAGTGGTACTCTAAAACAGTAGTAGACACCAGTATTCGAGATACGTATAAATTAGATACAGCCCCTATACAAAAAGATACCTCTTTAATAAAAGGCAGCGACGCCAATGCCTTAGCCTTACGACTAAATAACTATTTTAAAGTGCCTAAAACCGTGTATAGTTTTGTAGGCTCTTCTGCATTGCTGTCCTTAAAACTAGGGCAGGGGGTGCTATTAACGCATAATAGATTTGGGCTAGAATTAGGTAAGTCTGGCCAAGTTATATCTTTAAGCCCTAATTGGCAGGCTGGAACAATTAACATAGAGGTAATTATTTAATGGCAGCCCCTATTCTAAATGATAGAGACTTAGCGCTACAGGCGTCTCTGTACAGATTTGCAACTACCCTAGTATCAATAAGCGCTAGTGCGGGTGCTTTTAAAACCTTTAAAAATGGTGGTACCACTGCCCCCGCTAATATTGTACTAACTGCAACACCTAATATCGTATTTACAGCGGCTGCGGTGTATGCGTGGTCCTATGCTCTTAGTACTGCTCCTGCTGTTTGGGTAGCTTTAGGTAGTGGTAATACTACTACTGTTACTAATACTAATATACTTACTATAGTTGGGGAAGCCACATGGGTACAATATAGATGTTTAGTTACTGAGAATTTATTAACTAGTGCTTCTGGCTTTTTTACTGTTACATACAGTAAAGAGGTATCGGAACCTATTATTGTAGATATAACTAGAGCTGCTGCGGTAATAGCTTCCAACTCTGCTGGAGAACCTACAGGGTACACGAATACAGATACTACTATAAGCGTATCCCGTGGAGATGTTGCGTTAGCTTACAATGCTCTTGGAGGAATTAATTCTTTTAAAGTAGATATACAAGCAGACAATGTAGCAAGAACAGTAGGTACTATAAATACTACTGCTACTACTTATGGTATCAGTGGTATAACAAATATTACTGTAGATATTGCTACAGTAATATTTGTAGTAACAGTATATGACGCCTCAGGTGTAATAGTTTCTCCAACTTTTGCTAAGAGAATAACCTATACTAAAGTTACTAATGGTGTAATCGGAGGGGATGCTACTTTTTCTTATATTGAAGCCTCCTCACCTGTAATCTCTAAGTCTACATCAGCTGCACCAATTACCGGCACACATTCAAACGTTACTGTTACAGGTAAACGGGTAATAGGGTCGGCAGCGCCTGCTACATATGGGTTCTTAACTGTTACAGGTAATGGCGACGCCGAAGCTACTCTAGCTACTGCTAATAGTATTACTACAGCTATAAATAACACTGCTGGAAAAACTAGCTATACTGTTAAGTTGTATAATCAAACTACAGTAGCTGGAGCTATCCTGCTGGACTCAGATATTATACCTGTGCTATTTACTGGTTCTTCAGCTATTATTGCTGCCCTTACTAATGACTCTGCCACTATACCTACTAATAGTGTAGGCACTGCTGGAATATACACCGGTACTCCTACAGAAATACATGTGTATGAAGGAGCAACCGAGTTAACTTATGACGCGGTGGGCACTGCTAGTGGTACCTGGAAAATTGCATCTACTTTTCAGTCTAATATCACTATAGGTGCTATAACTGACAGTGGTTTATTTGCTACTACGGGTAATGCTTCTAATATTACTGGAAATACTGCCTTAATATCCTATACTATCAGTGGAGTGTCTCTAGGGGGTGTTGCCTTTTCATTACTAAAAACACAGGCCTTTAGTATAGCTTATGCAGGTGCTACAGGTAGTACCGGTACTAGTGGTACTAAGTCTATAACTATTAGTGCTTTTAGATGGGGTACTTCAATAGGTACGTTTGCTCAAGCAGCTACGTATACATGGGGCGGAAATGTAAGCGCCTATCCCGTAGGTTGGACAGCTGGTGCACAAGCTTCAACAGCCAACGGAGAAACTCTATTCCAGATTAATTTAACAATTACTGCCATAGCTACAGATACTACAACTGCAGTTAATTGGTCTAGTGCTGTATCTAATACCATAGGTTATAGATTGGATGGTAGCATAGGTATACAAGGTAACTCTGCTCGGGTAGCCTATATAGTTACTACAAGCGGAACACCTCCTGTAACTCCCACAGCTTTAGCAGGAGACCAGGCACCTACAGGCTGGTCATTTATTTCAACAAGTGTACTTGCTAATGGCCAGTTTATGTATCAGTCAGATGGTATATTAACTACTGGGGGCAATATTGCCTGGGGTAACCCTTACTTAAGTAATTTAAAAGTAGGTAGCCTTTCTGCAATTAGTGCTACATTAGGTGTAGTTACAGCAGGTACAATTTCTGCTAGTTCTTTTGCTACAGGAGCGTACTCAAGCTACAATTGGCCAGCAGCCAATGCAGGTGGTGGCTCTTTTCTTAATTCTTCAGGTTTACTGCTTGGTAACCAGAATGCCCATGCTGCTGGTGTAGTTGGTGCAGGTTATTTTCAAGTAACTAGTGGTGGTGATATTTATTCACCCGGACTTAGTGTTGTTGGCGGGGCGGCTACATTTAGTGGTTCATTAAATGTTAAGTCAGCGGCTAGTGGGGCACGTATGGAGATTAAGAACAATGTTATTAAGGTGTTTGACTCTGCAGGAACACTACGAGTTCAACTTGGAGATTTAACAGTATAAGTTATGGGCCATAGAAAAATCTACAGGCATAAAACTTTTTATCTTGACCCTAGGCTGCTTATGTGTTATAATATATAAAATCATATAAGCTGACAAATTTTGCGAGCTTAAATTAACTTTATACTGGACAAAAAATGGCAGCAAATAATCTTAGAATAATATATCAAAATATAATTGATTCTGCCACTATTACCGCGTCAAGTACTCTTGGAATAACAAGTGCAGCTAATTTGGCTAAAGATATTAAAGGCTCGGTTTGGCGCTCGGCGTTGTCAACTACTACATCAGTAAAAGCCAACTTAGTAGTAGCTTTTGCACCTACTATAGTAGGTGGAATTATGCTGCCTTTTTGTAACCTTAGCCCCACAGCTACAGTTAGGGTACGCGGGTACACTGGAGCCGCGCCAACTATGGCAGGTACCGTAGACTTACCTACTGTATCTGCCACCGGAACCTTAGTATTTGACTCAGGTATTGTTATAGCTGCCCCTTATCAAGTACTAGGTTTATGGTCTTGGGGTACTTTACCTCTTGGAGTAAACAGCTACTCATACGGAGGCGGCACATACGGTAGAGTATGGGTTCCAAATCAACTATCTTGTACTAGTTTATTAATAGAAATAGTTGACGTTAATGCAGATAGATACATAGAGCTTTCTAGATTAGTTGTTGGTGCATATTGGTCTCCAACGTTTAACACTTCTTTTGGATTAAGCTCGACTAATAAAGATATGAGCTCACACTCTAGAAGTGAATCAGGCGACTTAATTACTACTAGAGGGGTTAGATACCGTAGTATGAGATTTGATCTCACCTGGTTAACCCCTGAGGATAGACTAGAGTTTACTAGAATTCTTAAAGGTAATGGCTTGCCCAAGCCTTTATTTATTAGCTTATTTCCAGATAACCTAGAAGACTGGGACAAAGAGCAAGCACATCAGGTATACGGTAAGTTATCTCAGCTATCTGATATACAGCATCCAATGTTTGGTATATATAGTACAGCAATAGACATAGAGGAGATTTAAATGCCTAATTTTTACTCAGGCCAAACAGACTATATTACGGAGCTTAATAAGTTAGCTACGGCTACTGAAATAGCCGCTGTAGGTACTAAACTAGATAATATAGATACCAGTGTAGCCTCAGCCTCTACTTCAGCTACCAATGCAGCAGCTAGCTATGATGCTTTTGATGACAGATACTTAGGTAGTAAAGCTGCTAATCCTACCTTAGATAATGATGGAGTTGCTTTACTTACTGGAGCAATTTACTGGAACACAGCCATACCAGAAATGAGAGTATGGACAGGTACAGCGTGGGTAGCTGTACAGTCTACTAGTGCAGCTACAAACGCTGCTGCTAGTGCCTCAACAGCTACAACTCAAGCTACAAATGCAGCAGCTAGCTATGATGCTTTTGATGACAGATACTTAGGTAGTAAAGCTACTAATCCTACCTTAGATAATGATGGAGTTGCTTTACTTGTTTCAGCAATTTACTGGAACACAGCCATACCAGAAATGAGAGTATGGACAGGTACAGCGTGGGTAGCTGTACAGTCTACTAGTGCAGCTACAAACGCTGCTGCTAGTGCCTCAACAGCTACAACTCAAGCTACAAATGCTGCTGCAAGTGCTACAACAGCCTCTACTCAAGCTACAAATGCTGCTGCAAGTGCTACAACAGCTACAACTCAAGCTACCAATGCTAGTGCAAGTGCTACAACAGCCTCTACTCAAGCTACAAACGCTAGTGCAAGTGCCTCAACCGCTACAACTCAGGCTACAAACGCTAGTGCAAGTGCTACAACAGCCTCTACTCAAGCTACCAATGCAGCTGCTAGTGCCTCAACCGCTACAACTCAAGCTACAAACGCCGCAGCTAGTGCTACAACAGCTTCTACTCAAGCTACAAACGCTAGTGCAAGTGCTTCAACGGCTTCTACTCAAGCTACCAATGCAGCCTCTAGTGCTACAACAGCCGCTAACTATTTAACCATAGGCACTAGTACTACTAGCGTATTAATAGGCCTTGGTAGCAAAAGCTTTACCACAACTCTGGGTAAAGCTTGGGGGGCAGGCCAGTTCTTAAGCTTAACTAGCGCAGCCAACAGTGCTAACTATATGCACGGCGCGGTAACCAGTTACAACAGCGGCACAGGTGCGCTGGTAATGAATATTTTAGATATTGAGGGCAGCGGAACACTAGCAGATTGGAATATAGCCATATCAGGTACTCAAGGTCCAATAGGTGCAACAGGAGCAGGTAGCGGTACTGTAACAAGTGTTACCGGTGCTTTACCGATTCAAGTTGTAACAGGAACCTCAACTCCTGTTATATCAATTAATGCAGCTACAGGAGCCGCCGCCGGCTCAATGAGCGCAACTGATTTTACTAAGTTAGCGGGTGTAGCTACAAGTGCAACAGCTAATTCAACAGACGCAATTTTATTAGCAAGAGCTAATCATACTGGTGCACAAGCAATAAGTACAGTTACAGGTCTTCAAATTGCATTAGATGGTAAGTTAGCTACTACAGGTGTTGCAGTTAGCTCCTCAACACTAACTTCCGACGACACAAGAGCTGTAAACAATTTGCCTTCAGCTGTTGCTCTTGGTGTTAAAGCTGAATTTAAAGCTAATACAACTACAAGTATTGTAGACAGTGGGACTTATCATAGTTTAATTAACGTTAAAAGTTATCCGGATTTTAGTGGGGGAGAAGTTAAACAAATCGCTCTTACTGACAGTAATAACTTGTGGATGAGAACGTCTGCGGGTGCTAGTGCTTGGGGTGCCTGGAAAAAGTTTGCATCAAACAAAGTAGATGTTGGTCTTGGTAATGTAGATAACACTAGTGATGCTAGCAAACCTGTTAGCACAGCTCAAGCTACCGCTAATGCCTTGGCACAGCCTTTGGCAGGCAAAGATGCTAGTGGTGGATACGCAGGACTTACACTTTTTCAGATAAACTTTAAGAACGCACTTAATACAATCACATCATTTTTTACTAATGCTAATACAGTTGCTAGAACGTATACTTTTCAAGACCGTGACGGTACTATTGCTGACAATACCGATCTTGCACTAAAAGCTAATTTAGCTAACCCTACTTTTACTGGTACGATTGGCGGTATTACATCAGCTATGGTTGGTTTAGGTAACGTTAATAATACATCTGATGCAAGCAAGCCAGTTAGCACAGCGCAGCAAGCCGCACTTGATTTGAAAACTACGGCTTCTACATTAGCGGCAGTCGGCGGTGGGGCCTTGGTAGGCAACGTGGCAGCAGCCGGTGTAACTGAAGCAACAGCGCAAGGGGCAATCAACGGGCTGGAGGCTAGGAAGGTGGACAAAGTTACCACCTTAGGCGGCGCTGTTGATCTCAACACTGTTGCTACATCAGGGTTTTATAGGCTGTCATCACCTCACGTCAACATGCCTGTGGGACTTGATGACAGCGCCATGTTGGTGTCTCGCTCTGGCAATACCTGCTTCCAGCAGATCGTTGCTTACATCACCGGCAAAACATACACCAGAGCCGGTAATGGTGCAACAGCGTTAGGGCCGATGACTGCCTGGACAGCGTGGAGCGAGTCGGCAAATTTGGATACAGTGCAGACTTTTACTAACAAAACAATTAGTAACACTCCTGCAGGAGGCATAGCTGCCACTACCGTGCAGGGTGCTATCAACGAGCTAGATTTAGAAAAAGTGGACAAAGGTGCTGTGCAAGCACAAAGCCACACGGCTGTTACAACTGTTGGCTCAAGCACGGCCTACTCCGTGGCAACTTTACCGGTGCAGCCCTCGCTGGTATCTGGTCAGCGCTACCGCATTAAGCTGCACACACCCAACGGCGCAGCGCCGACCCTGGTGCGCGACGGATTGGCTGCAGCCCCCATCAGACTCTACAATGTCATCGGTGCCAAAGTAGCGCCTGCAGCAAATGCCTTGCCGACACTGTTCGACGTTGAATATGACGGCGTGGATTACGTGGTTCTCAACCCACTGCCAGCAACCGGCGGCGCAACCGGCGCAGCTGGCGAAACGGTGTTCGTTGAAAACAGTCGCGTCATGAATACCAGCTACACATTATCAACTGGTAAAAGCGCCTCAATGGTCGGGCCTTTAATTATTGCCACAGGTGCAGCTTTAACTGTTCCAACAAATCAAAGATTGGTCATCCTATGACAACTACATATAGCGATGCTGGTGTTCAGTTTGCTGACGGAACTGTTCAGGCTGTATCAGCCGGAACAGCTTACCGACCTTCAAACTTGCTTGGGGTTGTTAGTCAGGTAGCCGGTGTACCCACTGGTGCGGTCATTCAGCGGGGCAGTAACGCTAATGGTGAGTTTGTGCGGTTTGCTGATGGTACGCAGATTTGCATACTTGTTGACCTTTCCGAAGCAGCCACAGCCGACATCGGGGTTACTTCTACCGTCGCGTTCCCCGCAACGTTTGGGGGTGGCACTGTAAGCATTCACACGAGTATTGTGAGCGTCAGTGCGACTAACACTTATTACCACTCGATTTCTGGCACAACCATAACAGCTACAAATTTCTTGCTAACACGCAGGTTTAGCGTAACGCAAACATACAGTTTGCGCACCTTTGCAATTGGCCGCTGGTTCTAAAAAAGAAACATCATGCACATCAACTTAATTCCCCAGCGACGCGACGACACCCTTGCTATCAGCAAGCAAGGCGACACTCTTACGATCAACGATGTTGACTACGACTTATCTGCCATCCCCGAAGGCGCAACGCTGCCAGCAAGGCTCTAAATCATACTCACTATAAACATCACAAGGGTGACATAAATGCCAACACTACTCACAGCAGGCGACTCAGTAAGCGCCGCATCTTCACTTGCAGCAGGTAACGATGGCCTGCTAAATATCATCGTCGGACCCTCGACCGGCAAGCTCACAGCTGTGGCTATCGACGCAGCGGGCAACATGAATGCGCTTGGGGGTCATCGCATCATTAACCGGGGCAACATTCTTGGTGTAGTTAGTCAAGCGGCGGGCGTGCCTACTGGTGCGGTCATTGAGCGCGGATCAAACGCCAATGGTGAGTTTGTACGGTTTGCAGATGGTACGCAGATATGTACTAGTGTCCAGCCTACAACCGGACTACTTGGTATTAATTCAATATCAAGTAATATAGCTTTTGCATTACCAGCCGTGTTTATAGACAATACATTTTCTGTATCTGTTGTTGCTGTTCCGGGTAGCCATCCAGATTGTTTTGGGGTTTTATTTTGTCATCCAACAAGTACTGGAGCAGGAATTTTTGTTTTGCGTAATGGTGCAACCATAGCGCAAGCATACGCCCCCAGAGTTATAGCTATTGGTCGCTGGTTCTAAAGGAAACATCATGCACATCACACTAATCCCCCAGCGCCGCGACGACACACTTGTTGTCGTCAAAGCAGGTGACACGCTCACGATCAACGGCATCGACTACGATTTCTCAGTCGTCACTGAAGGCTCGACACTGCCAGCCAGCGCCACCGACTGCGAGCTTCTGTTCGGCAACATCGAGCGCATCGCTGGCGTACTGCACTTGTCGTTGCTGCTGCCTACGGGTGCGGACGCAACCGATGTGGCCAACTTTCCCAAACCTATCATCAACCCTGCAGATGGCTTTATGGAGTTGCCACAATGATCGACCTTACAAAACTTGTTACGGCTAAGCAAAAAGCTGACGTTTACAATCTAACAAAACAGCATACAGACAACATCGTTGACCAAAGCTATCTTCAGTCAACTGACTGGATGGTTCTGCGCCAAATGGAGACGGGCAAAGCTATGCCGCAAGACGTAGCCGCCAAACGACAACTTGCCCGCTCAAGCATTGTAAAAAGTGAGGTCGCATAAATGACTACTGAACTATCAGACTCCGGTGTAATGTTTGCTGACGGCTCTCGCATAGCTAGTGCCAGAGAGCTGAGTCATGTCAACGACATCATCAACGGTGAATTTCGCGTTGCGCAGAATGGGACTAGCTTTCCTGCGCCTGTTGCGGGTTCTTACGACTTGGATGGCTGGCTTTCAGATAGAAGCGGCGCGACCGTATTTACTGTAGCGCAAGTAGCGGGCAGCAGCGCGGGAAGGCTTGCTAGGCGGGTCACAATTACCACTGCATCTGGTGCGGTAGGCGTGGCAAACGCCGCTATAGACGTTACATTAATCGAGGGGTATGACATTGAAAAATATGTAGGCAACACCTTCACTATTGGGTTTCGAGCAATGGTTCCTGTAGCGGGTATTCATTGCGTTGCCTTAAGAAGCGGGGGCGGCGACCGGGCTTACGTTAAGGAAATAAACTTTCCAACAGCCAACGTGTACCAAAACTGTTCTTTCACTGTGGTCGGTGGTCTGCCCACGGCAGGGACGTGGAACTATACAAATGGCGCAGGCATGTCTGTTAATTTCCTGCACATGGCTGGAACTCAGTTTCACACGACCACCCCTGAGGTGTGGACTGTTGGGAGCCTGATAGCCACGGCCAACCAAGTCAACGATTGCGCCACGATAGGTAATGTGTGGGCAATGGAAAAGGTCACGCTCAATCTCGGTACTGTTGCTGCTGTGAGTGAGATTACTTTTGCTGATGACCTGCGAAAGTGTCAGCGGTATCTGCCTGTTGTCGCAGTTACAGAATACTCATACACAGGAATGGTTTTTACTTCTAGCAACGCACGATGTTTTGTAACGTTTCCAGTACAAGCTAGGGTTCCTCCAACAGGGTTTACAGTTACGGGCGCGATTGGTATGAGTAACGCAGGTGGTGGGTCTGTTGGCGTGATCACTTTCGGTAATGCTTCACTTTTATCAGCATCAATTTCGGCAGTAAATTTATCTGGGCTTGTTTCGGGTAATGCAACTAGTCTTGTGTGCATAGGTATGGTTTTTGTTTTGTTTACGGGATGCAGATTATGATGAACTGGAAGTATACAGACGCAACCCAGACGGTTGTTGCTGCGGGCAACCTTCCTGCGCTCAAGCTAAACATAAAAAGCAAGTACACAGCAGCAGAGACGATGCTGTCGGTTGCTGCGTTGGCCTCGTTGAGGGGCAAATAGTGATCTACAGCGACGCCCGCCCGCTAATTTGTTCTGGTGACTTAATAGCGCAAAGCACTGGTAGTTGGCTAACCTGGAAAGGGGTTAAAATAAACTTTGTGCGGATGTTTACACGATCTACCTACTCTCATGTTGGTATTGCTTGGGTAGTAGGTGGCCGTGTGTTTATGCTAGAGGCAGTTAGCCCTAAGCTACGTATTTACCCAATGAGTTCAATAGGTGATTTTTACTTAATTCCTTTAAATGCTAATTGGTCGGAAGCTGTTGAAGAACTAGCACTATCAAAAGTAGGGGTTAACTATTCACAAGCTACTGCGGTTAAATCATTTTTTATCCTTTTAGATGCCGACGATGTAAGACAGTGCGCAGCTTATGTGTTAAACATACTCCGTAGTGCTGGTATTAATCTTGGAACAAAGGCTATACCTGATGACGTTGTTTTAAAGGCAATGCAAGCTGGGGCAACCTGCGTACTAGTAACTCAGAAAGAACTACATGAGTAAATTATATGTAATATTCGTAGCACTATTATGCTTTGTAGTAGCACAAACCGCGCCACTAGCCGTATTTTTTGCACTCTTATGCACTAAGCGCGATGCAAAAAATCTAGCTTGGAGTTGGTACGATACTCCAGATGAAGCAGAATTTATAGGACTATACGAACCAACTGTACAACGTATTTATAATAAGTACGGTTGGTTTATTAGCGCATGGTACTGGTTTGGTCTAAGAAACCGAGCTCACGGGTTTGATAGCTTATTCTCCAAAGAAGCCCCTAGCTACTGGCCGGAAGGTGGCCCACATAAAAGAGACGGGTTCTTCTACACTCGCAAGATATCTAAGCCTTACTCCTTAGGAAAAATATCTTGGTGCTTTCACACTAGCTTTGGCTGGCCCGTGTACAGTTCTAGTAAATACCCTTCAAAACTAGAGTACCGACCACAACTAGCTATTAAAACAAGACACGTTATATAAAAAACTACGGGGAGCTTTATAGGGCTCCCCGTTTTTCGTCTTGACCCTAAACTGTGTTTGTGTTATAATTTCAGGAATCGAGAAAAAAATATTTTAATACTATAAGTACTATCTAGTGCTTTTTAAAAAGGGCAATATTATGAATTTGACGGGTTCATACGATTTTGCCCAGATATTTGGTTTTCTAATAGTTACCATGGCAGTGATTGCACTAGGTATTCAAAGTATTATGAAAATTTGGAAAAGTGGCTCTACTGAGTCCTCCTTGCTAACTCTTATGCATACAGAGTTAGAACGAATGTCCGGACAAAATTCTACATTATCAGGGGAAATTGGTAAGCTTCAAATAGAGCTAATTAAACTTAGCGGTCAACTTACTAAACTTACCCTAGAAAATCAGAAGCTTCAAGAAGAAGTTTCTATACTAAATCAAGAAACCACTAGACTGCATCGTATTATGATAAAGCAAACAGCGGAGGTAGCTGATGCACTCAAAACGAATTGATCTAGTATCCCAATACTTAATATACCGAGGCGAAGCTCCTGTAAATACCGGTGAAGCCTCCGCCGCGTGGAGAATCCGTAGAATACTAATAGATATTAACGGAATAGAAACGGTATCATTTGCTGCTAACTCTGTTTGTTTTTCTCAAATATGGAAAAATAGACACTCTTTGACTTATGGAGATGAGTAATGTCTACATTTAATTTAAATCTAAAAATAGACCAAGGTGCTACTTACTCTAAAAAAGCGGTATGGAAATCAGGAACTCCAGCAGTTCCTGTTAATCTTACTGGCTGTACCGCCAAAATGCGCGTTAAAGATAAAGTAGGTTCTACTACTGTGTTATTAGAACTAACTACTGAAAACGGCGGCATTGTACTAGGGGGTACTAGTGGGTCTATTGAATTCTGTAAACTTACGGCTGCTGCAACCTCCTTAATTACCTGGACTACCGGCGTATACGACTTAAAAATTATTTTCCCTGATGCTACGGTAAAACGTAAAATTGCAGGTAATATAGTTATATCCCCCCAAGTAACAAATGTCTAACGAAATACTCTTAGTAGCAGATATTGAACATCTAGTACTAGAAACCTCTCTATTAGAAGTTATATTACTAGATACGGGCACTACCGAATTAATGGAGCTTTATGAACAGGGGCCTCCAGGAATACCCGGACCTAACGGAAGTGTTGGCCCTACCGGAAATACGGGTAGTATTGGGCTTACCGGAAGTACTGGACTTACTGGACTTACCGGAGCACAAGGAATACAAGGTACTCCGGGTTTGGGAGTAGATTTAAGCTATCAGTACGCACAAGGTCCTGCTTCGCTAAACTGGTTGATTATTCACAACCTTGCAAAATTTCCTTCAGTTACTGTAGTGGATAGCGCAGGCGAAGAGGTGGAGGGGGAAGTTAAGTACCTCGACAATAATAGCTTGCGTGTTATTTTTTCTGCCGCTTTTACCGGTAACGCTTACTTAAACTAATTCTTATCGGAGTACATTATGAGCCGCAAATTTCTTTCCCACTTAAACCTAGCTAAAAACGAGCTTCAAAACGCCATTATTCAAAACTTGGCAACAGCTCCGCTTTCTCCTTTGCCGGGTCAAACTTACTACAACACGACTAGTGGCAGACTTGAGTTTTTCGGGGCTGTGATCTGGATTGATCCTACGCTTCGTAGTAATCACACAGGTACGCAGCCTGTAGCCAGTATTACAGGTCTTGCGGCTATAGCCACCAGCGGTTCTGCAGCCGATCTAGGTTCCGGTTTACTGCCTGCAGCGCGCTTTGACGACACGGCTCACGGCACACGTGCAGGCGGCACCACACACGCTGCTGTTATAGCCGCAGGTGCATCTGGTTTTATGACTGGCGCTGACAAAACCAAGCTAGATGGCATAGCCGCTAGCGCTACTGCAAACAGCTCGGATGCCGTCTTACTTGCTCGCGCTAACCATACAGGCACCCAGGTAGCTGCTACCGTTAGTGACCTAGCTGCAGTGGTAAAAGCATATCGTCTTGATGAGTTTGCAGTACCTATTACATCTGTTAACGTCAGCAACCAAAAAATTATTAATGTAGCAAACGGCGTAGCCGCTAGTGATGCAGCAAATTTTGGACAGCTAACGGCGGCGATTGCCTCTTCTAATAATACCTCAGTTATTAAAGGGTCAGTTCGTGCAGCCACAGCGACAAACGTCAATATCACTACACCTGGAACGACTATAGACGGACTGACCGCTGCAGTTGGTGAATTGTTCTGGCTTTACGGACAAACTGTTACAACACAGAACGGTCCTTACGTTTTCAACGGGTCGGCAGCAGCTATGACTCGTACGTTGAACTGGGATACAGATGCTGAAGCATCCTTAGGTTCTTACTGGATAGTCCAGGCAGGTACAAGTGCGGATAGATTCCTAATCTTATCTAACGATACTGCAATCACGCTTGGTTCTTCTACAGCTACTGTGGTATTTACTAGCGCATCTACCGCATACACAGCAGGCAATGGTCTAGTACTAACTGGTGCAGATTTTAATGTAGGTGCTGGTGCAGGTATACTAGTAACGGCAGATGCAGTTGCTATTGATACTAGCGTAGTAGTTCGCAAGTTTGCTGCACCAATCGGTGCCGGTACTTCGGTAGCTATTAGCCACAATTTGAACACCTTGGATGTCGCAGTTCAAGTGTATGAAGTAGCTGATGGTGCTACTGTAGATTGCGATGTAGTACGTAATACTGTAAATCAGATTACGTTGGGGTTTGCAGTAGCTGTTATAGCTAGTGCATTTAGGGTTGTAGTACAAGGTTAAAACATGGCTAAACAGCTAAATTATTCAGCACTTCCATCCCTAGCTATTGCAGCTGGGGCCACTACTCCCGATCCCTTAATTGTAGGGGTGATGGTGTGGAGCACTACGCTAGGCGCTCCCGTAAGCTGGAACGGTGCTAGCTGGAATGCTGCTGGGTCAGCGCCTGCGGGAGTAACTGGTCCAGCGGCCTCTGTCGTTAACGCAGTGCCACGCTTCGACAACTTGACTGGAAACCTTGTCAAGACCAGCCCGATATTGATTACCGATTTGGGTGAGATTTCTGTACCCATAATTGCAACGCCTTCAGCACCTCTTGCCAACAAGGCTCTTATCTTTTGTCGCAGTATTGCAGGTCGCATGATGCTGGCTGCTATCGGCGCACCTGAGACAAACTCGGGTTCCACCGTGCAGCCTTTCTTGGCTCGTAATGCTGTAGGCCATTGGAGACCCCAAGGCAACTCGACGGCTCTCCCCGGCGTCTTTGGTTACACCGCCCCGACTCTGGTTGGGACTGCCACCGCACGTAACGTGGCGACCACCAACTTCTTTACCCGCCTGCGCCGGTTGGGCCTCGTGTCAGTGGCTACCGCTGCTGGCTTTGTAGAGGCTCGTGTGGGTGTAGCTCAAGTCACTATAGGTAACGGTGCGGGCTTGGGCGGCTTCAATAAGATTGTTCGCTTCGGAATCAGCGATGCTGCTGCCGTAGCTGGTGCGCGCATGTTTATCGGCGTCAGCAGCAACGTAGCAGCGCAGACTAACGTAGAGCCTTCAACCTTGCTTAACAGCATAGGTATAGGACACGGCGCGGCTGATACCACCCTCAGAATTTACTTTGGCGGTAGCGCGGCGCAACCACCCATAGATTTGGGTGTTAACTTTCCGGCCAACACTCTGAGCGTTGACGCTTACGAGCTTGCGCTGTTTGCCTCTCCGTTCACAGGCAACGTGGGCTATACGGTGACTCGGCTGAACACTGGAGCTACAGCAAGTGGCACCCTGACGGCGGCTACTGCAGGCACGCAGCTGCCGCTTAACACTACGCTCCTCAGCTATCAGAGGGCGTGGCGTACAAACAATGCGACGGCTCTGGCAGTCGGCTTGGATATTATCAGCGATTATGTCGAAAACGACAATTAAATCTGATAATTTAAATACTTATTAAATTAGGACTTAAATGATATTATCACCCTTTTTAATTAAATGGGTAGGAATAGGCTTGCTGACAGCTGCAATAACTGCTGGCGGCTATTCTGTATACTCTAATATTCGCCAGGCTGGGTACACCGAGGCTGCCACTAAATATCAATTAGTAATTGATAACCAGCAAAAGCTAATAGACACTAAACTAAAAGATATTGAGCAGCTCTCTAGCACTTTAGTTACAGAGAGCAGGGCTTCAAATACTGCATTAGCTTCTAGTGTGTATAGTATTCTTAATAAAGTAAAAGGTGTTCCACTTGTTGTTGTAAAAGACGGTAAGTGTACCCCATCACAAACTTTTTCGGATACCATAGATGCGGTAAACAAACGTGTTAATGAGAGTATGAAGGAAACTCAAAAATGAAGTTTATCCCTATCATAATTCTTTCATTATTTTTATCTGGATGCGGAGTTTTTAAAAAAGACCCCGGCCCCGTTACTTATACTAATTCACCAGTTAAACTAGATAGAGAAGCTTTGGAGTATTGTAGTCTTTTAAAAGAGGGTTTAGTAATAAGTACTTTTGAAGATGCTATAATAGCTTATTCTGATGTTGCAACACTATATGCGGCATGCAGTAACAAACAGACTAACAGTATTAAGCTATTAAAACAGTTCGGAGGTATTAAATGACTCTTGTAGAGAATGCAAAACAAAGCTGGAGATGGCTTAGCGTCCAAGCTATGACAATGGCAGGTGCCCTACAAGGTGCTTGGATGTATGTACCGGAAGATTTAAAAGTAAACATTCCAAAAGACGTAGTCCATTGGATGACCCTAGCCCTATTAGTGGCAGGTGTATTAGGTAGATTAATAAAACAACCTACGAAGGAATAATGACGCAATTATCCCCTAACTTTTCCTTAGATGAGCTTACGTTTAGTCAAACGGCTTCTCGTAATAACATTAGTAATGTCCCTACAGGGCAAGCCCTAACAAATCTAACTAACACAGCTATGCAAATGGAGTTAGTTAGAAAACTATTAGGTACTCCTATTAACATTAACAGCGGATATCGTTCTGCTGCACTTAATAAAGTACTTAAAGGGTCTTCAAAAACAAGTCAACATATGGTAGGTGAAGCTGTAGACTTTACTTCTCGATTGTTTGGTACGCCAAGACAAATTGTTGAAAAAATTAAGTGTTCCAATATAGAATTTGATCAACTAATATTTGAGTTTGAAAGCTGGGTGCATATTAGTTTTACTAATAAAGCGCCCCGTAAGCAAATTTTGACTATAGATGACAAAGGTACTAGAGTTTTTGCATAATTTAAGGATACACAATGGCAAGAAGCAGTGGCAGCGGTAAAAAAGCCCGTAGTTTTCCTACTCAAGCGGAAAAATCTCAAGCACGTAGAGAAACTACTAAATCAGATGCAGGATTTAAAACTAATCATGCGTTTAAAGAAGTAGAACCCCTAAACTTTATTCAAGGTGAATATTTAGAAGCTATTAAACACAATGATGTTGTGTTTGGAGTTGGGTCAGCAGGTACCGGTAAAACGTTTATTGCAGCAAGTTTTGCTGCATCTGAACTATTTCACCGTAGAGTAAATAAAGTTATTCTAACCCGGCCTAACGTAGAAACCGGCAGAGGCTTGGGCTTTCTACCCGGTACACTAGAAGAAAAGTATGCCCCCTACTTACTACCGTTTGATGCTATTTTTAGTAAGGCTCTGGGAAAAGGGTTTTATGATTATGCCTTAAAAAGCAAAGATATCGAGCCCACGCCACTAGGGTTTCTGCGAGGTACTACCTTTGATAATTGCATTGTTTTAGTAGACGAAGCCCAAAACTGCACAAAAGAAGAAATGAAAATGCTTCTTAGCCGTATTGGCAAAAATTGTAAGATGATCATATCAGGCGATACAGAACAAGCTGATATTGAAAACTCTGGATTAGATGATGCTATGCATCGCTTAGGACATATTTCAGGAATAGAAGTAATCGAATTCTTAGATGAAGATATTGTACGTAGTAAAATGTGTAAACAGATTATTATGGCCTATAGAAACTAATTAAAAAAGCCACAGTAACGTTAGTGTTACTGTGGCTTTTTCTTTGTTATTTTTAGTGTAGGTTTTTTCTTTAACCTCAAAAAATTTACCCTTGTATAAGATTATTTAAAGGTGTATAATTACTACATCATTAACAAAAAAAGGATCAATTAATGAGTTTCTTATATAAAAGCACCACAGGTACTGCTGTAAATGCAGGTTCATTTGTAGTTACCGTAACTGGTACTAGCTACGACAAAAAAGTACCCGAGCTAGACGCTCTAGTAGGCGACACACTAACCTGTGAAACTGAAAAAGAAGAAGCAGTAGTGCCAGCTACCCCTGTAAAGCCGGTCCCAAAAGCTAGCTAATAAAAAAGCCCGTATAGATTAATCTATACGGGCTTTTTTCATTTAATAGGGCATGCGCCGGTTGCGCAGTCGTCCCCAACAATTTCATCAAAACTATTGGTATCGTTTAAGTCAACTGTACCAAGGGTTTTTACATACGCTTCATATGTACTTTCGTCAACTACTTCTTGTGGTAAGTACAGGTACCCTAAATCTTTAGCTGTCATACTAGGATCGGTTCTGTATAAGAAGCTTACGCCTACGTAAACATCCCAGTTACTTAACAACCACTTTATAATATCTTCTACTTCATCTAATGAGTAAGAGATAGTTACGGAAGTGTTTTGCTGAGTCCACGAAGTTTGAATTAGCTTGTACTTTTCTAGCTGCTCTAGTGCAGTGTCTAAATTAACTTCTTTACCATTAACTTTAGAAAATGGTACATCATCCCACTTTACAGGAAAGGTTACTAAGACGCCACTGTCGTCTGTGGGGTGATTAATTACGTTATAGTTTGCTTGTCTAAGCTTATCAACAACGGGGTCATACTTGCTAAACTGTACATTATTGAAAATATACTTACCTAAAGGCTTGTGAATACCTTCTGTGGTATCCATAATCTTTGATAACGTTCCAGAAGGTTTTACACAAGTAATGTTTTTTGGGCTAGGAAGTCCGAGCTCTTGAGCCATACCGATTGCTGCTGAAGTAGACGTACGCTTAAGGTACTCGTAGTCATATCCGCCCATATCAGGACGCTTAGCAATACCTGTAAGACCTACGCCACACAAACGTAGAAAGTAGTTGTTTAAATGCCAAGACTCTTGCAAAATACCGTCTTTTAAGTTTACACAGGTTTGACGGTAGTTGGCTCTTGAGGCAAGCCTAATAGCCTCATGCAAACCTGCTGTGTCTCCTTTGAATTTTCCAATATCTGTTTCAGTGAGGTTACAGAAGGATTTGTTTCCAAGAAGGATTTCCACGCAGGGGTTACAACCAGAGAACCAAGGAGCTCTTCTAGTCGCTTCAACGGCATTAATAAATCCCGGCTCTGAACCTCCTGCGTCTTCCATAAGGTCAAATACTCTTCTGAGGTCTGCGTATACCGGCTTCTCTTTAAATACTAAGGAATTGTTGCTTTGTTGACGCTGCGAATTGTTATGTAGCCACCAATCTTTCTTAGCAACAGCAAACTCTTCCCACTCTGGCTGACCGTACTCAAAAAGAGCGATTTCAGCTGAACGACGACTACTAAGAATAGTTCCTAGATGATTAACAATATCTAGGATGTTCATTCGGGTAAGTAGGCTGTCGGCACGACCGTTAAGGATTTTAGCAATAGCCACATAAGCCGTACTAATAGCCCCATCTCCTGAACTAATCCAGCCGTATCCTTTTAGCCGCTCTCCTGCAGGGCGCAGTTGGCTAAAGTCAAGTACAAGTTCTTTGGCAGGGTATTTACCGGCCATAAGTTTTCCAATAGACTTAGCCCATGCTTCTGCTGAATCTCCTACTTGAATTGTCCATATGCCGTCTTTAAAGGTCTCTAGGTTTCCTTCTAGACCGCCTTTTTCGGTTCTAGTACTGTGTACTACACGAATATTTTTAATAGGCTTTGAAAACCCATTTAAAGTACCAACAACAGGCTTAAACCCTACACCACATCCTTGAAGCAGCAACCATAAAACGTCAACTGTGTCATAGATAGTTTCTACATTTGTAAAACTACAATTAAACTGACTGGCTTCTCGAGTTTTTGCAACTTCTGTACCACCCAGCCAAAGGCTACGACCGCTCATTGAAACTTTACGTTCAAGCATTAAGTCTTCTAGATCGTAGAGCTCTGCAAATTCAACATCCACTAACTCACGACCCAGGGAGCGTTCCCATAGCCACTGTTGGTGGTCAATAACTCGGGCTACTGTTTGTTCCCAGGTTTCAAATACTTTTCCGTCGTCAGAAAGTGGTCTATTATATGTGCGTCGTGTAATAACCTGCGCTCGTGTACTTACTTTATCCATTATTACTTTCTTTAATGACTCTATATCCCACAGACATACTGTGAAATGTTTTTAGTTCTGATACGTGCTGAATAACTATATTAAAGGTCGAAGAGTCTTTAATATTGCGATTCAAATAATTTTCAATTACTTTTATAGCATTAAAACATGCTAGTTCTTCGGGATTCATCCCGTGCTTCCAAAACCACCTGTACCTCTAACGGTGTCATCCCAATCACTACCCGCATATTCTATAAAAGCAGGCAACATAATAGGCATAATAACTAATTGAGCAATTCTAGTATCGTACGCTAAAACTGTGTAAGGGTTCTCTCCGTTATTTTTTAATAATACCTTAATGTTACCGCGATAAGGGCTATCAATTACCCCTACGGAGTGAGGTATTTGAACATGTATTTTACCTTGTGAACTTCTATTGAACACTAGCCCAACGTAACCAACGGGAACTTTAATAG